CACGCCACGCACAGATAAAGAAGAATGGACCGCAGGCTGCGGTCCAGATTCCGAGACGGTTGTTTGGTCTGACTTCGCCCGCACCCTCGAACGCGAACTTACCGCCGCGCAAGCGGAGTGCGAGAGGTTGAAAGACGAGATTCTGGCAATCGGTGCGAAGCCGATGTTTTACCATCCTCAGTCGTATGCCGCCACTCGCGCAAATGAGATACAGCAAGAGCGGCAATTAAACGAACTCGCCCGCCTCCGCGCCCAGCTTGCGGCCATCGAAGAGGATGGGACTGAAGAGCATAATGCTGCCGTGGGTCTTCGGCAAAAATTGGTTGCTGCATTAGCCCGCGCCGAGAAAGCCGAGGCTGAACGGGCCGCGCTGGCGAAGGACGGGGCGCGGTTGGATTGGTTATGGGACAACGCCGACGACATTTACTCGCACGACGGGCGCGTGCTGGTTTGGCTACAAAGCCAAGAAATCCGCGCCGCAATCGACGCCGCCATGAAAGGCACGCCATAACTTTATGACCACCGAACAACATCACGAACTCCTAACCGAGCTTCGCGCCATTCGCGCCGCTCTCGAAAAGCCGAAGCCCGCGCCGATGCTTAGTCTGACGGCTGCGACCGCACCGACTCCGACGCCGGACACTCTGCCACTGCCAGTCTTTGCAATTGCGGACGCGGGCAGCGTGCAGGTCCATTTCGGCAAAAACGCTGGCGTGCCGCTCTCGGCACTCAGCGACAAGCAACTCCTCTGGTATGGCACCGAGCGCCCGGCGCAGCTCAAGAAAGACGGGACGCCATTCGCTCCGCGCGAGGCGGACGTTCAGCTTCTCAACGCGTGCCGCACCCTCTGGCATCAGCGCAAGAGCGGCGCACCAATAGTGCCAGCTACTCAGCCGGCAGACGACGGCGAGCAAGTGCCGTTCTGATCTTTGTCGCCGGTATCGACGTAAACCAGAACCCTACGACGGCGCTCGTGCCGGTGCGAAAATACGCGAGCAACACTTTCCCAAAAGGAAAACCCTCCGGCCAACGACGACCGGAGGGCAACACACGAAACACACACAACGATACAACATGGACACCAACGTTAAAACAGAGATCGCGGTCGCAGAGACCGCTACGAAAGCACCGATTCAGTTCGGCCAACACGGCGTGCAGCTCCAATCAATCGACGAGGCCTTTCGCTTCGCTCGCGCGGTGGTCGCCTCGGGCTGGGCACCGAAGGGCATGGAGAAACCCGAAAGCGTAATGATCGCCATCCAGTTCGGCATGGAGATCGGGCTGACGCCGATGGCGGCGCTCCAAAACATGGCCGTCATCAATGGCAGGCCGGCAATCTACGGAGACGCGGCGCTCGCTCTGGTTCGCTCCAGCGGGCTGCTCGTGAGCTACAAAGAGACCGAGGTCGGCGAGCCGGGAAAGGACACGCACGGCTTCACAGTCACGGTGCAGCGCAAAGGATTCGATGCAGCCAGCGAGACGTTCACGATGGCCGACGCGAAGGCCGCGAAGCTCTGGGGCAAGGCCGGACCGTGGACGGACTACCCGAAGCGCATGATGAAATTCCGCGCACGCGGATTCCTGCTGCGTGACCAATTTGGCGACATCCTCAAGGGACTGCGGACCGCCGAGGAAGCGCGGGACATCCCAGCAGAGATCAACGTGACGCCACTCGCCGACAAGCTCGCGGGCGGACTGAGCGAGGCAATCAATCAATGAGAAAAATACCCGAGAGACAAACAGGCGTGCCGACCCGTCGCAAGGACGTGCACGTTGAAATCGCCAAACCGAAGCGTCGTCAGGTCACAGACGAAACCACGCACAGCCGAAACAAACTAGGCATCGCGGTGGACAGTCACGGACGCTTCATCGGACGGCGCGACATCGAAAAGGGCGCGGCACATTTTTGGAACTCACGGAGAAAACTAACATGAACAACGACAACGACACAAAACAGACAGCCATCATAAACGCAGCCACGGAGCAATTCCGGGCGCTGCTCGAAACCAATTTCCGCAGCATCGCGAAAGCGGCGCAGGACGGATTCACCGACGACGAGGACCAAACCGAGCCAAAGGCCAAAGCCACGTTCTCGGTCGAGTGGGACGCGCTCGCAATGGCTCCCACGGTCAGCTTGAAAGTGGGCTGGTCGGTCCGGTTCAAGGACGAGAGCGAAACGGAGATCGACCCGCTGCAATCGAAGCTGGGCTTGGAGGAAATCAAATGAACGCCGAGACCATCGAACAATACCACGCCAACCCGGCAATCAGTCACTCGAAGCTGGAGTGCTACCGGCGCAGGCCGGCGCTCTACTACAAGAAATACGTCGCCAAGACATTGCCGCAGCCGGAAGAGACGGGCGCGTTTCGCCTCGGCTCGGCGGTGCACTGCGCGATCTTGGAGGAAAAGGAATTCGCCTCGCGCTACATTCTCAAACCCGACTGCGACCGGCGCACAAAGGAAGGCAAAATCCAGTTCGCCGAGTTCAGCGCTCAGCACGCGGACAAGACCTTGCTCGACGCCGACGAGATGGCGCAGGTCGTGGCGATGCGCGAGGCGGTGGCGGCGCACCCGATTGCGTCGCGGCTACTCGCGGAAGGAACGCCAGAAATGACTTGGCGCAAATTGCAGCCAAACGCTTTGGGCGCTCTGCAATGTCGAACCGACTGGTTCGCTCCATGCGGCTGCGACATCAGCGAGTTTCACCCTTATGCGCTGGACGTGAAGACGGTCGAAAGCCTCGACAGCGACGCGTTCAGGAACTTCGAGCGGGCTGCGTTCTCCTACGGCTACCACCGGCAAGCGGGATTCTATCTGCCGTTGATCAACGAAATCTTAGGCTATCCGGTCTCGCGGATGTATTACGTCGCGGTGGAAAAGGTCGAGCCGTTCGGCGTAGCGGTTTACAAGCTGAGCGACGAAGCGATTGCGCGAGGACAAGACGAGAACATTGCGGACCTCGTGCGGCTCAAGCGCAGCCTTGAAACGAACGATTGGCCGAACATCGAGCCGACGATTCACGAACTGAAACTGCCAGCGTGGTATGCGAAATGAAACCCAACCTTTATTACAAGAAACAGAGCGTTTATTGCGACTGGCGAATCACGCTTGGAGCACCGGGCCACTCCATCAGCGTCGTAAAGCGATGCACGCTCGATCAGGCTTTAGAGGAGGCCATCGAACTTGAAACCGAGGTCGAGTGGATTGTGACCCTTGTCGGCATCACCCGCGAAACATGAACGAACAAATTCTGTTCCTTGCAGCGTTCGGGATTCTTGCCAGCGGTCCTTTCTTTTATTACGCCGGGCACTTGGTCGGCAAACGCAAAGGCCGTGACGAGCAATGGGTCGAGAACTACCTCGCGAACGAACGCAAAACACAAGCCGGACGGGACAAGCTCGGACGGTTCAAAAAACGAAAGGCACAATATGGTAAGATCAAAATCACAGCACCAAAAAACGAATTCTGAGATCGACCGGCGACTTATGGAAATGCAGTCACCGAGCGAGATCGTCCGAAACCTGCGCGGCGCAACGCTGAGCAATGTTCACGCGAGAGCGCGGCGCATGAGATTGGCGCTGCATCGCATCACGCAGGCCGAGCGCGATCATTTGCTCGTCAGGCGAATCGGGAGGGCGGTATGAACACCTTCATTTTCGGCGACCCGAAGGGCCAACCCCGGGCGCGAGCCTTTGCCCGAAAGATGGGCGCGAAGCACGTTGCGCGGATGTATGACAGCGATGTGGCGGACGCGTGGAAGCGGGCGGTGGACATCGGGATTGAGCGCGAGCTAAAGGCGGCGGGGGCACTCGACCCGGTCGGAGCGTTTGAGTGCAAGCTCACGTTCTTCTTCCGCAGGCCGAAGTCGCACTATGGCAAGGGTGGACACGTTAAAGCTAGCGCACCCATTTGCCACGTCAGCAAGCCGGACGCGGACAATCTGGCGAAGCTGGTTCTAGACCGCATCACGCGGGGTGGGCGGATTTGGCGGGATGACTCGCAGGTGGCGAAGCTACGCGTTGACAAGTTCTGGGCCATCACCGACGCGAGGATTGGGGTCTATGTGAGCGTGGAGCGATTCGAGCCGAGCGAGGCTTGACGCGGGGAGCGGATTGGATAAACAACAACTAGGCCGTAGAAAGCCTATGACATGAGACCAAAAACTTACATCCGTCAGTCTGCGCGAGGCGTGTTTCATCGCCAATTTCTACCGCGTGGGCTGGCGGATGTTTTTTGATTTATGAAACCTCCAGCATTTCAATTTTACCCTGACGACTTCTTAGGCGGTGTCGCCGACATGACACAAGCCGAGGTCGGGGCTTACATCCTGCTGCTTTGCTCGCAATGGGGACGGGGAGCAATACCTCCAGACCCTGATCGGGCCGCGCTGATTGCCAAGGGTCCGGTCTCATCGCACGTGCTTGCAAAATTCCCCGACGGACAAAATCCAAGACTCGAAGCGGTTCGCATCGAGCAAGACAACTACCGACGTTTACAGCGCGAAAAAGGTTTGGCATCAGGTGAGGCTCGTCGCAAGCGAGTCACAACCGTGGTTCAACCGCCGTTCAACCACGGTTCAACCGCGGTTCAACCGGAAGCGCAACCGAAGGTGAACTCTCCTTCTCCTTCTCCACCTCCTAATCATACCCCCTTACCCCCTAAAGGGGGAGAAGAGCCTTCGGAACTCAATTTGTCGCTTCATTCACAAACGACTCCGCCTCCGCCGCCCAAGGCGAAGGCTGAAGTTCAGCTTCGCGCCGAACGCATCATGGGTCGTCGCGAATCAACGCCGCTGACCAGCGGAGAGTCGCGAGCCTACGCAAAAAACCGCGCAGCTATCGAGGCAACGAACGAAGATGACTGGAGGCTGTTAGAACGCTTTTACGCTGCGCCACAGACCGAGACCTACGCGAGGAAAGACTTGGCGACCTTGCTCAACAACTGGAACGGCGAGATTGACCGAGCGAAGAAGTGGCAAATCGAAGCCGGCAAGAAATCCAAACCCACCTTCACCCATGAAAGCATCATTGACCGCTCCTGACCCATCGCCCGCAGAGCGCCGGCTGATCGCGGCGTGCATGGCCGGCGGCGTGCAGACCGTGGCCGCTGCAGTCAACCACGGCATCAGCGCCGAGACCTTCGCGGACCCGATGCTCGGAATTATCTGGCAGGCGCTCGTGCAGACCGCGACCGAGGACAAGGACACGCACGTTTTCAAAGTCGGCCGACGCGCTTTTGGTTCGGCCATCGATGCCGAGAGCATGGGCCAACTGGCGGAGATCGCCGCGCTTGAGCCGACATCGATCTTTGCGAAGCAGCTCACCATCGAAGTCATCGACGCGAACAAGCGCCGCAAGGCCGTCACCAAGCTCGCTCAAGCGCTCGGCGCAGTCACTCCACGCGAGGGCGGCGAGTGGGAAGAGGACTGGTCGGCCGCACGCAAAGCGATTCACGAAGCCGAGCTGGCGGTTTCGATCCAAGGCGCGACCAAGAGCCTTTCGGCAATCGTGGACGAATACATCCACGACGAGATCCACGGCCGCGAGGCCGGGGTCGTCGGGACTGGATTGCCGCACTGCGACGAGTATTTCGGGAAGATCCGAGGCGGCGAGGTTTGCGTGATTGCAGGCCGGCCGGGCGTCGGGAAGACGGCGCTCGCGATCCAGATGGCCGACTCAGTTGTGCGAGGCGGCGGCAAGGCTATGATCGTTTCACTTGAGATGCAGGCGCGGGATTTGGTCGGCCGGCTTGCGAAGCAAAGACTAGGGCGAAGCGCGGGCATCGTCCGAGGCTGCACAGCGGCCGAGTATCAATCGGCGAAGACATCGTGGATTGCCTCAGCGCAAAAGATGAAAGCGGACGAGAAGCGGCTGCACATCTTTGAGGTGCGTCAGGTCAAGTCCGTCTCGGACATCGAGGACCGGGTGGCGATGCTCAAGGCTGCGGACGCATTGCCGAACGTGGTCGTCATCGACTACCTGCAACTGCTCCACGCCGAGGACTCACGCGCACCACGCGAGCAACAGGTGGCGCTCATGTCGCGCCGGATAAAACTCATGGCGCTGAATTTCAACGTGGCCGTGATTCTGCTCTCGCAACTTAACCGGGACGCCGAGAAAGACGGCAGCCGGCCGAAGCTCTCAGGTTTGCGCGAGTCAGGCGCAATCGAGCAGGACGCAGATCGGGTGTGGCTGCTCTATCCTGACCCTGACGTGATGGCAGTTCCTGACGCGCCGACGGTGCAGGTCGTCATTGACCAAGCGAAGAACCGCAACGGCGCGGGCGGCATCGCCAAGGTGGTCGAGTTCTTCAAACCCAGCTTTTCATTCCACAAAAAACTATGAGGCTCTACGACGAAAAAAATCGGCTGCACGCGGAGAACGGACCGGCAGTCACGAACCCAGACGGCTCGTGCGTGTGGTATCATCACGGCAAGATTCACCGGCTTGACGGACCGGCGGTGCGGCTCGTCTTCGCTGACGGGCGCATCGAAGAGCAGTTTTGGATCAACGGGACCGAGATCGTCGCGCCGCAACTTTAACCATGAAACAAACCAAAGAAGAAATCGAAGCGCAGATAATTGCGCTGCTCAAGCGGAGGACTGAGGGTCAGCGCATTGTGCGATCACTGACGCAGGCGCTCGAATCTCTTGAAAAGGAACTCAAGGAGCTTTTGCAACAACTCGCCAAACATTCTGAACCATGAAAAACACAAACGACCAACTAACGACGGCACTCGAACACGCAACGCGGATGCCGAGCGACATCAACGAGCATCTGCCTTTGCTCTCGCTACTCGCGGCGCAATGCCAGCAAGTGACCGAATTCGGCGTGCGGACCGGCTGCAGCACGCTCGCGTTTTTGCACGGGCTGCGAACGAAACGGGCGACGCTGCGAAGCTACGACATCAACGACCAGTTCGGCGTGTTTAAGACGATGCGCCCGTACACGACGACGGATTGGGTGTTTTCCATCTGCTCCACGCTGGCAATTTCGCAGATTGAGCCGACCGATTTGCTATTCGTGGACACGCTGCACCGCTACAACCAAGTGCGGCAAGAGCTTGCAATTCACGGCGACGCGGTTCGGCGCTGGATTGTGTTTCACGATACCGAGACGTTCGGGACCGTAGGCGACGACGGCGGCGAGGGCATCAACCGGGCGATTGACGAGTGGCTGGTGGAAGAGCCGCAGTGGCGCGTGGTTTACCGCACGCACCGGAACAACGGGCTGACGGTGATTGAGCGCGAGGCAGAAACGCGTTCGTGATTGACTCGCAGCGCAATGCGTCAAAAGCGATAGGGCAACACATGACGACGACCCAAACACACGATCAGGACCAACGAGAACTTGAGGCTTTGCGCTTCTCTGCACGGGCGGCGCGAGCCATTACGACGCTGGAGATGCAAAGAAAAACCATCACCCGCGAATACGGCGAGCGGATAAAAAAGATTCGGGCGCTCATCCTGATCTTGCAACAGCGGGAGAGCATCGGGCAGCTCGGGATTCAAGGCATTGACGCCGTTGAGATTTCGCCGGAGCTGCGGAAGCTGATTCACAACCCGGTCGGTGACCTGACGTGATTACCGCGACATACGACCGCGCAACGACCTACGAGGCGTCCTATGACGGCGCACGGTCGGACGCGGGACGGCTTTCGGCTGAGATCATGGAAAGGCTGGTTGAGCTGCACGAGCTGCGCATGACGAGCGCGGCGGACCTATGCCGCAGGCTCGGGACTTTGGCGGACCTTTCGCCGACGATGTTTCTCGTGACGCTGCGGCTGGGCTCGGGCGATGTGTCGGCGGTCAGGCAGTCGTTCGGCGAGATGGCGGCCAAGACCGGCAGGACGAGGCAGGCGTTGCATTACGAGTGGGCCCACGAGATCGAGCGGGTTAGGCTGGTCTTCCCGGCTTTGGCTCAGCTTATGACCGATTACCGGCAGGCGACGGACGAGGCGGACAGGCCGGAACCGGAGGGGCGGGAGTGAAACCGCGGTTTGCAGCGTGCTCAGGATGCCTCGCCAAACGCCGTTTAAGGCCGATTTTAG